TCGCAGAACGCGACGGTCTCGAAGCCGCCGGAGCGCTCCAATCCGAGGCTGTAAGCCCCGATCCCGCTGAAGAGGTCTAAGACCTTGAACACGTGATTTCCTGCGTTGGAGGAGCGGACAGGAGACGACTTCACGCCGCTTCGCTCTCGGCGGGCGGGGAGTTGAGCGGAAGCGGTTCGGGTTCAGGATCAAGCGTGAAGGTCGCCGTGAAGCGACGGACGCCAGGAGGGAGGGTGATGTGGAGGGAGGTATCCCGGTGAGCCTTCGGCTCTCCCAGTTCTCCTTCGCTGGCGCTCAGTCGTCCGGCGGCATTTGAGCTAGTCGTCATGGGAGCCCTCCGCAGCAGGCTCGCTGACCGTCATCTCTATGGTCGGCTGCAAGACCGCTTGCTCGCCGACCTCCAGTGAAGCCGAGAGGATCGGCGATCGGAACGCACCGTCCGGAATGGAGATGTTCACCCGCACGCCGATCTCGTCGCGGGACAGGCGCGGGCGCCGCTTCGTCATGCGGGCGACGCCGCTGCGAGTAGCGATCAGATAGATCTCGTCGTTCACAGTCCCTCCCAGCGGCGCTGAAAGCCCCGCGACTTGATCTTCTGAGTGGGCGGCGGCTTCTGCCCGGTGTGCGTCAGGTGAATCCGCTTGGCCTTGGCGATCAGCTTCACGTCGAGCGCGGTTTTCGCCTTGTGGTGAGGACCGCAGAGCGGGCGCAGATTGTCGTCTGCGTCCTTGCCGCCGAGCGCGAGCGGAATGGTGTGATCCAGTTCCAGCCCCACCGTCTCCGTACACTCGGGATAGGCGCAGCAGCCGTTGTGCTTGGCGAGGATGCGTTCCCGGCGCTTGGGGGTCATGGCGCGGGGCTCGATGACGACGGGCTCGGCGTGGAGCGAGGAAGCGATACGGGCGGCCATCAGGCGACCTCCCGCGCTCGGCGCACCAATTCGCGGACGCCAGCGACGAACCGGGCGCAGCGGGCTTCTGACCAGTAGAGCCGAGCCTTGGCTTTGTTGTCGCGGCCGGTCGCGGCGGTCCAGATCAGCTCCAAGCGGGTCCGCAATGGGATGCCCCACATGCAGACGACCGACCAGACAAAGCGGTGCTTCTGTCCGGGAGTAAGTTCATAGACGAGGTGCGTCGTTTCGCTCACGCGGCGGGCCGAGCGACATTGCTGCCCGTCTCCTCGCCGTCGTGGAACTTGACGCCGCGCTCGGTTCCGAAGGCGATAATCAGCTCCAGCAAGTCCGACAGTTCCTCGCGGGTCATGTCGGAGGTGCGCATTCCCAACGGGACGAACGAGCCGCCGTCGATGCCGGGGACGATCCGCGTGCGCCGCAGCGAAGCGGTGAACATCGTCTTCCAGTCCTCGGCGGTCAGCTTTTCGCCGTACCAGACGACATCGCGGGCGACGTCGGTTAAGCACGCCCAAAGCTTGGAGTTCTGGTCCAGCGTGCGCCGGTTGCGCTTGAAGGTGACGGCGGTCAGGTCCGGCGCGTTCATCGCGAAGCGACAGACGCTTTCCCGGTCAGCCTTGCTGCGGAGGATGAAAGTCGCGCGGCTCATGGCTTATGCCGCCAAGTGACCGTTGTTCCGGGGAACGCCCGCTGAACTTGCAGGACCCACCGCGCGGCGAAATCCTTCGTCCATGGCCTCGGCGTCGTCGCGGATGCGCTCTTCGCCGTTCAGTTCCTCCAGCCGGTGCTCCAGCATGTCCCGCACGCTGTCGAGCCAGCCGACCGGCAGATGCGCGGTGTAGCTGTCGAAGTGGGTGTGCCAGTCGCGCAGGCCGTCCTTGTCGCACGCGGAGATCTCGGCCTTGATCTTGGCGTCGTCGCCGTCGCGCTTGGCCTGGGCGGAGGACTTGCGGCCGTTGGCCAGTTTCTCGACCGGCCCGGGCGGGGGATCGGAAGCGTCCGTGGCGGCGGGCTTCTTGCCAGAAGCCGCGTTGCCGTCATCGTCGGCCGGCGACACGCCCACGAAAGAGGCAAGCGCAAAGCGCCGGGCGTAGGTGGTGGCGGACCCATAACCCTGGGCGTCCACCTTGCCGAGCGGGATGGTCAGCCGGTCGCGCACCCATTCCCCGGACGCGTGCAGGAGCATGGTGGTCATCGCCATGCGCCCGTCTGCGATCTCGCCGGGCGACTGGATGACCGAGAGGCCGTTGGTGGTCAGCGCCTCGCGGCAGGCGTCCCACACACTGGCGAGGTCGGCGTATTTCGAGCGGAAGGCGGGGTTCACCTTGCCCTTGACCGCGCCCTCGACGGCGGCCTGGGCCTTGGCGAGCGCTTCGGCGAGCTTGCCGATTTCGTTAGAGGTTTCCATTATAGGCCGCGCTCCTTCCACTCGTCACGCGCCCAGTCCGCAAGGTCCGCGAAGCGTTCGCGGGCGGTGTCGAAGGCGCTATTGCTGGCGATGTCGTAGGCCGCATCCGGGTTCATGCCGGCGGCCTCCAGGTCGGCGGTGATGCGCTCAACCTCGGCCATGTAGAGTTCCTTGAAGCTCACAGCATGTCCTCCAGGCATTGGGCGCAGATGTCGTAGCCGGCGGCGTCGTAGACGGTCGGGTCGGCCTCGCAGGGCTCGCCACACAGTTCGCAATGGGTGAGGGGCTCTCGGTCCTGCGAGCGCGGGCTATGGGACCCGCGTCCGCGCACAGGTTGGTGGGGCGTGGTCCCGGGAGCGTTCATGCCGCCCGCTCCATCTCATCCGCCGCCAGGATGGCGCGGACGGTGGTCTTGCGTTCGGTGACGATCTCCAGGAACCAGCCGGGGAACTTGTCGCCCTCAGTTTCAATCCAGAGGTCGGCGCGCTCGCGGTTTTCGAAGCATTCGATGGGCGCGCCATAGGCGGTCTTGGCGATGAGATAGGTGAAGGTCATCTCAGAGGCTCCAGGCGAGGACCAGAGCGCCCAGCGTGGTCAGGAACAGCAGGGCGGCGGCGTCGGTGAGAAGCGAGCGGGTCACAGTCGAGCCTCCCGCACATGCGCCGGAAACACCCGCCGCAGCACCGCCGCGCGTTGCTGGCAGAACTGATAGGTGGTGAGATGCCGGTGCGCGCCGCCGGGCTCGAACCCGCAGGCCCGGGCGATGGCGAACAGCTCCAGATAGAGCCGGTCGGCCTTCTTCCACTGGCCCTCGGTCGGCGCGATCTGGCAGGCCCGTTCGGCGCTGTCGTAGGCGGCCAGCGTGGAGAGCAGGCGCAGGCGCGAGTCCATCACGCCGCTCCCATCTCAAAAGTCGCCTGACCATCGAGCGCACGATCCATGTGGATCGCATCGGAGATGGCGCGGAGGGCCTGATCGGAGAGCTTCAGGCGCTCACCGTCGTGACGGACAGCGACCACTCGGTAGTCGGCGCCGATGCCTTCCAGTTCGAACTGCAACTCGGCGTAGAGGCTCGCGACCGGGTAGGCGCGGGCGGTGTGCTGCTTCCAGGTTTCGGCCGCGTCCAGGCTGGCCAGCATCGGCGTCAGCGTCTCTAGCGAGGCGGCGTCTGCGGGACTGAAGGGCATCGGGTGGCTCCCATCGATCTGATGGAGAGACTATGACAAAACGTGCTAGGCTGTGCAAGCACAAAATGTGCTAGTCAGCCGGTGCCCAACAAAAAGCCCGCCGGGTGAGGGCGGGCTATCTCAGTAGTGCTGACGGCACTGCGCGATTTCGAGGTGCTGATCTGGCGGCTTCCCCGCCTTTCGATACACCAAGCGGTCAGAGCCGTTGATGCGCCTGGACCACCAGCCCTGGAGGTCCTCCTTCAGGGGCTCGGGCTTGCCGGTGCCCCTGAAGGGATCTCTCATGCATTCCTTGATCAGTTCGTTGATCCGGAGGAGCGTCTTGGGGTCGGTCTTCTGCCAGTGAAGGTAATCTTCCCAGGCATTGCTCGACCACACCAGCTTCACGGTTCAATGAGTTCCTGTTCAGTCCCTTTTCCAGCGTCTAGCTCGGCAATCGATTCGAGCAAACGCTTGGCGTTCCGAGGCGACGACAGCAGGTGCATCGTCTCCTCCATTGAGTTCCAGTCGGTAAGCGATACCATTACAATAGCCTCCGCCTTTTGGCGGGTTACCAGCACCGGGGCATGGTCTTCCACAACCCGATCCATAACCTCCTTCAAATTTGCTCTTGTGTCCGTAAATGTGAGTACATTCATGCGGCCTCCAACCCCCGTAGAGCCCAACGCTCATATGTACAGAAATGCGTACATACGCAAGGGTGAACGTGTGGTGAAAGTGAGCGGTTCCCGATCTCACTCCCCCGCCAGCACATAGCGTCGGGTCACTTCGGCGTGCAGTAGTGCGTCACCCGCTCAGCAAGGTCGAAATTGCCATCCCGTAAGGCGACAGAGCGGGCCTCCTCGCAGCGGCCCTGCGCCACGAGTTGTCCGGCTTGGCGCTCGACCATCCGCGCCCGCGCGGCTCGGGCGTCTTCGGCCCCCTGCCTGCCGGCCTCTAGAACGCCCAGGTAGGCGTTTGGCTGATACGGCCCGGGGGCTGCGCGCGAGGTGCAGTTCACCCCATAAGCTGTCCGGTAGCAGTCCGTGTTCGTCGTCTGCGCTGACGCCGAACCGGCAAGCGCCAGAGCTGCAATCAAAGCCGCCGCGTGTACCATACGAGTCTGAAATCTCATCTCGGCCTCATCGTCTTCACCCGCGCCGCCCACACGATCTCCTGATCGTTCATCGTCGGCTCAGTGTTGCTGTCCAGGTGGAACAGGCCTTCGGCGCGGGCCTTGCGGATGCGCTTCACCAGCACCTTTCCATCCGGTAGGCCGACCACGCAGAGGCGGTTGTAGAGATCTGGCGTCACTGGTGAGCGGACGTCGTCGTAGAAGACGAGCCAGCTCTCGAACAGCGCGCCCAGGCTTTCGCCGCGAACCTCCACCGCCACCGTGTTGTCCGTAGCGTCGTCGGGCGCCTCGACCTCACCTAGGCCCTCATCGGCGCTGGCGTAATAATGCGCAGCGGCGCCGGCCCCGACGTAGCCCACAAGCGGTACGTACTGCCGAGTTCGCGTGGGCGCGTCGACAAGCTCCAGCTCGGCAACGTCAAGCTCCAAGGCGTCGGCAACCCGCTGCACGTCTTCCCGCGTGGGTTCCGTGCGGCCGCGCTCCCAAGAGGAGATGGTTGTCTGGCCGGTGTGGATCTTGGCCGCAAGCTTCTCCTGCGATACCCCGCGCCTCGCGCGCGCCTCTTTGATCCGCTGTCCGATCGCCATGCGGCGAAGCTGCCAACGTGACGCAGGCGGGTCGAACGACAATTTGTGCTTGAGCGTAGCACAAAACGTGCTAGTTTCTAAGAGATGCGTTCTCACCGGGAAATTGTTCAATCGCATGGGGCCGCGGCGCTAGCGCGTGACCTTGCGACCCAAGGCGTGAAGCTCAGTCAGTCCACGCCCCAGCGTTGGGCGGAGCGGGACTCCATACCTGGCGAGTATTGGCGGGAGTTGGCCGCTCTTGGCGTGGCCAGCCTTGAGGAGCTTGCGGACGCCGCTAGTCGCCGCACGCCGGGTCATGCCGCATGAACCCGACGCCTGGACACCTTCGGCAGACGGCGCAGTGCCGGCGAATCCAAGCGATCGCCGCGTCGGCCGTCGCTTGCTCCAGTTCCAGCGACATGGGCGCAGCCTCACCATTGGCGATTGCCTTGATCGCGCGGCGCCGTCGTTTCCGACAACGCGCGGTGGCGCGTCGGCCAGTCTTCTGCGTGATCAGCAACCCGGCTGCGGCAACTCGAAATACACGCTCCTCGAAAGGGAGCCTCGGGAATTCGGTAACGCGCATAACGCCATCGCACCGCCACAGTCCCTACGCGGGGGCTAACGGACGCGGTGAACAGCGGTTGCATCAAAACATATCCACAGCCTGGGATTGGAGCGCCTGATGGGCCTGCGCGACCTGATCCTGAACCCCCGCGCCTACCTCCGCGCCCGCAAGGCCACGGCCCGCCGGCTCAAAGCCCTGCGCGAGACCTGACGCCATGGACTGGGGGGCGCTCGACAACATCATCAGCCTGGAGACGCGCAAGCCCGCCGTGCGCGCGCCGGCGCCGACGTTCATTGCCGACGCAACCCCGGCTGCTGACCGGTTGGACCTTGCGCGCGACCAATGTCCCTGGTGGGCGCCGCTGATCTGGTTCGCCCTCGCGCTCGGCTCCTGGGCCATGCTCTGGGGCCTGATCGAACTTCTGAAGCGGGCGCATCTCTGATGGCCTCACGCTTCAACACCAATGCGCGCCGGGCTACGAGCCCCAACCCCTCGGTGCGCGGCGGCGGTCGGGTTTCCTGTGTCCAGCCCGGCCGCCGCATCCATTCTCGCACGTTCTGCATAACGCTTCGCCGCTCGCCACAAGCTGCGCTGCGTCCATTCGTCTTCGGCTCGGCTGATAGCCTCCAAGCAACTCCGAGCCGCTGTCCAAGCGTCGTTTCCGCGTCCCTCCACGTCTGCAACTCCCGTCCTGAGGTCATGCAACCATGACCACAACGACGGCGGATCTCATGACCTTCGGAGGGCAAGGCTTACCCTTTGCGCAGGACTTGCGCGAGGCGCTGGCCAACTTCGCGCGGCGCACCTGGCCGACCAACACCTCAGGCCACATGGCGAAGGCCTGGGGCATCTCGAAAGACACCGCGAAGAACGTCCTCAAAGGCCACGCCTCGGACGCCACGGTGACGAAGATCATCCGTGCTGGCGGATGGAGCGTCGCGCTTCCGGTGATCGGGGCCGTGATCGGCCAGCCGGTGGAGACGTTCTTCCGGGAGCAAATCAAGAAAGCTGCAAGGGAGGCTGAACGTGCGGTCGAACACGAACAGCTCGCCGCCGCCGCCTACCGGAGTTTGGCGGCTCGTACTGCAAATCCTGGCCCTGACCGGGACGCTGCTGCGTCAGCTCGGGAAGCCCGGAGCTTCACTGGAAAAGTGGGCCTTGAAGCGCCTCGGCGAGTGGCGGGGGACTGACTGACTAACCGGCGTCCTGGCCCGCCGTCAAAGGCCAGGGGGGATTTAGTCACGGGGGGTTTCCGATGTTCAAGCGTCTGCGAGAGGTTCTGACTCTCGCGTTTAATGCTCAAGCTAGGCGGAACGCGATGTTCCGCGAGGTGGTCAACGAGGTTCTCCCGCCCACCTCCAAGCCTTTGGTCCGCGCGCATCAGAAGCAAGCCGCCCTGCATCTCCAGCTCGCCCAGGAGATCGGCTGGACGGGGCCGCGCCGATGAGCCCGCGCAACGCCGAAATCATCCGCCTCCGCAAGGAAGGCGTGAGTTACACCGAGATCGCCGCGCAGATGGGCATCAGCCGCAACACCGTCGCCGGTGTGCTGCATCGCGCGGGCCTGCAGATCTCCGAGATGCGCGGTCGGCGTCACGCTCCGGAGGTTCGCCGGCAAGCTGTCGAGGCCCTGAAGACCAGCACGTGGCGCGAAGTCGCCCAAAGGTTCGGCGCTTCAATGGCGACGCTCTCTAACTGGCGTCGGGAGACGGCGGCGTGAGCGAGATCGCGCTTCCCTTCCCGCCGTCGACGCTATCGGGCCATGCAAAAGGCCACTGGCGCGACAGGGCCAAGCCTACCGCGCAACACCGTGAGTGGGCGAGGCTGGCCACGCTGGCTGCGGCGCCGGCCGTGCCGGCGAGCGGCGATATTCGCATCCACATCCGCTTCATTCCGCCCGATGGACGTGGCGACCGAACCAACTTCGCCAACCGGCTGAAGCCATATTTCGACGGGATCGCCGACGCGCTGGGCGTGAACGATGCCCGGTTCCTGCCGTCCTACGAGTTCTGCGCCCCTGAGAAGCCCGGTCGGGTGGAGGTGGTGCTGTGAGCAACCCAAAGCCCCTCAACACCTACGGCTTTGGCGACATTCCCAAGCCTGTCGTCTCCGACTGCTCCAGGCACCTCAAGCTGATCGCAGCGGCCATGAAGCGCGGCGAACACCTGCCGAGGAAGGCCGCATGAGCGAAGCGCCGCTTTCCCTGTACCCCTATGTCAAGCCGCCGGCCGTCACCATGCAGAGCCTGTTGCGGGAAACCGCCGCCGATCATGGTCTGACGGCACTGGACCTGATGGCCGACACGCGCAAGCGCTTCATCGCCCACGCCCGCCAGGACTTCATGTGGCGCGCGCGCCAGATACGCACCCGAACCGGGGAGCACCGCTACAGCTTCCCAATGATCGGCCGGTTCCTCGGCGGCATGGATCACACGACCGTCGTGCACGGCGTCCGCGCCCATTCCAAGCGCCTCGCCGAAGCGCAGTGGAGGGCGGCTTGAGCGTCCTGACCCCGGAAGTCGTAGATCTCCTAATGAACCTCTCCTGTCCGATGGAGGAGAAGACGGCGCTCATGAAGGCGCTCGTGCGCGCGGGCCAAGCCTTCACGCCGCCAAGCACCACCAACGGCACGACCGATGAACGCGAACGGCTCCGCAACGCGAACACCAAGGCCGAGCGCAAGCGCGCCGCCGACCGCGAGCGCATGGCCGCCAAGCGCGAAGCCGAGCGCGTCGCCAAGGAAGTCGCGCGACTGTCGCAACCGGGAAATGATAGCAAAATCAATGGTGTAGCACAAGTCGCACGCGACGTCGCCGCGACTGTCGCACGCGACGCTAGGGACGTGGCGAGCGACGCCGACGCGACGTCGAGCGACCCTCGCGCACGCGTAAGAGATAATAACCCTAAGTTAGTTACTACTGGATCTTCTGTTTCTGCTTCCTCTTCCGAGCGCGAGCCCGATTTCGATTGGCCTGACGTTTGGCCGCCGAGCCGGGCCTATCTCGACGCCCTGGAAAGCCTGCTGCGGGAGACCGCCGGGGAGGCGCTGAACGCCGCCGCCCCGAAGCTCGCCATCGTCGCCCCGATCCTGGCGCTTGGCCGATCCGGCAGAGGGCCGCGCTGCGAACTCCAGCTCGACGTGCTGCCAGCGATCCGCGCCTGCGCCGCCAAGGTCCGGCCGGGCTCCGTGGTGGGCTGGGATTTCTTCCGCCCGGCCATCGTGGAAGCCCGAGACAAGCGCCTAGCAGCCGGCGATGCGCCCGAAGTTGGCGCGGTGATCCCGTTCCGCGGCGTCGGACCGCCTCGAAAATCGAGGGAGGACGAGAACCGCGAAGCCTGGGACTACGCCATCGCTAGGATAGCACAAGATGAGCAGTGACCGCATCGAAATCATCAAGGAACTTAGGGCGCTTGAGAAGTTCTGCGCCTTCCCGTCAGGAATGAACGGCGAGGACCGCGAGCGTTATCTGAAGGATTACCTAGCAGATATTCAGGACTTTCCGCTCGATGCGGTCAAAAGCGCCTGTGCGGAGTGGCGGAAATCTGGCAGTGTGAAATTCCCCACCTCGGGGATGCTGATCCCGATCATACGCCGGTTCATGGGCGCGCCCAAGGACGAGCGGATGGAGCCGTGGAAGCCGCTCTCCGATCTGGCCTATGACGCGCTCAGCCTGCCGGAGAAAATCCGGCATCACCGCATCATGGCGGGACAGGCGCGGCTCAAGGCCGGGCCGATGTGGAAGAACGGCCGTGCAGCCGAGCCGAGCGAGCTGCCGGCGACCTGGCACGAGTGGACCGCGCGGGCTCAGAACCACGATCGCGAAGCCGACCGCCTGCGCAGCCATCTGCGCCCGTCTTCAATGGGGCTCGCAGCGGAATGAGCGTGGACACCCGCCCGCTGCACACCAGGGTCAAGGCCCTGGCTAACCGCTTCGACGCGATCGCCAGCGGCGCCCGCAAGCGCGCTGCGGCCAGCCTTCAGGACGCCGAGAACGCCGAGCGTGACGCAGCCACCCTGCACGATGCCGCCAAGCAACTGGAGCGCAGCCTTGGGTAAGAAACGCAAGCCCCACGACCCTTCGGCCCAAGCCCGCGCCGAAGCCGAGCGCAAGGCCCGCAAGGCCGAGGTCGAGCGCCTGACCGCCGCCGGCGCCAACGTCAAGACCGACGCCGCCGGCCGGATCATTAGCGCATGGCGCACCAACGTCTTTCAGGTGTTCCTCACCCGCAAGACCATCGACCAGGACCAGTTCTCGGCCGCCCACCGCCTCGCGCAGACATGGGCCATCTGGAAGGGCCTGGAGGGCAAGCGGGAGCAGCTCATGGAGGTGGTCTGCGGCTCGGGCGAACTGGAGCCCCCCGAGACCGGCTTCATCGCCGCCCAGCGCCAGGAAGAGGCCGGCGCCCGTGTCGCCACCATCCTGTTCAGCCTCTCCCGCCAGGACGCGGCCCTGATCGCCGCCTTCATGGTCGCCACGGTGGAGGAAGACCGGCCGATGGAGTGGCGCGGCATCGTTGAGCGCGAGACCGGTATCGCCGTGCGTGACCGGCAGACCGAAGCTGTGGTGCAGGCGCTCACCGCCCTGCGCTCCGTCTATGAACAGCCGAGGAGGGCGGCGGCCTAGCTGGGTATCCCATCCGGCGGGAGCGCGCCCTTGAGCATCATTTCGACCGCGACCGACATCGGGCCGCTGATCTTGGTCTTGCCGCGCTCATAGTCGCGTATGGACTCGCCGGGATCCCGACCGCCGAGGCGTAAAGCCCGCCCTAGCTCGGAAGCATGGAGCGGGCGGCCGAAGCCCCATAGGAGGCCCAGAGTTCTCCGGGCCTCGTAGAGTTCGTCAGGAGTCATGCGGCGCGCCCGTAGGCGAAACCGCGACGATAGGCGAGGAACAGATTGTTGGTCTCGCCGCTCTGGTAGACATTCCCTTTTGGCCAGAGCGCCTTGTCTTCGCGGTCGAAGCGGAGCCCCGCGAACTCCCGCTCGAACATCGCCATCAGTTTGTAATGTTCGCGGCCCAGCAGTTCCATCTCAGTTCGTCCTCTTCAGGTGGGGCGTCGCCCCGTTCATGAGTTCATCCTACGGACTTTCTCCGTATGTGCAAGGGGAAAATGCGGAGATGATCCAGAAAAAATGCGCGGTTCATGCGGAGACTATCCGGTTCACGCAAGGACGGCGCGTCACCACAAATAGCGCTCACGGCGCCATCGTGACACAATCCCTTGACCTTGGCGTTCGAATCAGGGACACTTTCACTAGTCGGCGCGTTTGCGCCCGCAGCCAGCCCGAGAGCCTGAATGACCAACGCCGCTGAAGCGGTCGCGATACCCGTTGGAGATCGGGTGGCTTGGGTGGACGCAGCGGACGCTAGTCGAGTGCGCGAGCATCACTGGATGCTGGCGCCGAAGCGGCACCTTCTGTACGCGGTCGCCATCATCGGCGGGAAGCGGGTCAAGTTGCACCGCTTCGTGCTTGACGACTTCGAAGCGCCTGAGATCGATCACATCGACGGCAACGGCCTAAACAACCGACGCAACAACCTTCGCGCGGCAACCCGCGCCGAGAACACACGCAATCAGCGTCTGCGCAGTGAGGTGAAGACCTCGCGGTTCAAGGGTGTATCGCGTAAAAGCTCTGTGGCGCCCTGGATCGCTCAGATCACCGTCAATGGCCATGTTATCGAAGTTGGCCGGTTCAAGTCGGAGGAAGACGCCGCCCGCGCCTATGACGAGGCGGCGAAGCGCTACTTCCGAGAGTTCGCCAAGACCAATGAGGCGATGGGTCTATTCGACACCACGCCGAGCCTGAAGATCGGCGCACGCTATCGGAGCGGCGTGGCGGTCTAGCCCAAGGCCAACCCCATGCCCAAAGACACAGACGGCGGCTGGCTTCTGCTGATCGCTGGAGTCATCGCCATAGCCGCCTTCATGGCGCTGATCACAAGCCACTGACGGACTAAGGCCTCTCGCTCTGCGTTACGGCGACGCGGGGACGACCCATAGCCCGCGCTGCCCCCGAACATCTGAGGTTTCTGGATGCTGAACCAGCAGGCGAACCAGCAGGCGAACCAGTGGGTAGTCGGCGGCTTGGGCTGCGTTGAGAAGCCCGAAGGCCCGGCCGACAAGTTGTTCCGCGCGCTCGGCGCCTTCGACATGGCGGTAAAGGCGGCGCGAGCTGCCGGTTGGGACGTGACGATCGCGCTGGAAGACGGCGAGATCCACGTCAGTGCCGGCAAGCGCCTCATCGTTAGCCGCTGAGCATCTAGAGGCCACTAATCGCCCGAGCCGGAGCGCTTCCCAGCCTCCCGCGTACACCTACCCGAAGCCAGACACCGCGCCTCGGGCGAAACCTATTCGATCTTTTATCAGAGAAATCATATGCCCAGAGGCGGTAAGCGCGAAGGCGCGGGCCGACCGAAAGGCGCTGTCAACAAAGCGACGGCGGACATTCGGGAAGCCGCGCAGCAGTACACCGACCAAGCGCTCGCCGTCCTGGTGGAAGTGATGACCACTGGCGATAGCGCGGCGGCGAGGGTGGCGGCGGCTAACAGCGTGCTCGACCGCGCCCACGGAAAGCCCGGCCAGACGGTGGACATCGACGCCAAACTGAACGCGACTGTGAGGCGCATTGAGCGAAGCATTGTCGACCCTGCGCATCCCGACAGCGAGGGTGTTCAAGCCGCTACTTGAACCAAGCCGCTACAAGGGCGTCTGGGGCGGACGCGGGTCGGGCAAGTCGCACTTCTTCGCCGGGCTCTTGGTCGAGGACCACCTCGCCGAACGGGGGATGCTCTCGGTCTGCATCCGCGAGGTGCAGAAGAGCCTGGCGCAATCATCCAAGCGGCTGATTGAGGCGAAGCTCGGGGACTACAACCTCGGCGAGGCGGACGGCTTCAGGGTCTTTCGCGAGGTGATCGAGACGCCGGGCGACGGGCTCATCTCCTTTCAGGGGATGCAGGACCACACCGCCGAAAGCATCAAGTCGCTGGAAGGCTACCGGCGAGCCTGGGTGGAAGAGGCGCAGGGGTTGAGCCAGCGCAGCCTGACGCTGCTTCGCCCGACCATTCGCGCCGAGGCTTCGGAGTTGTGGTTCTCGTGGAACCCGACGCGGAAGACCGACGCGGTTGACGCGCTGTTGCGGGGCGCGTCGCCTCCGACCGGATCAACGGTGATCCGCGCCAATTGGTCGGACAACCCGTGGTTCCCGCGTGAGCTGGAGCAGGAACGCCAGGACGATCAGCGCGACCGGCCCGACCAGTACGAGCACATCTGGGAAGGCGACTACGTGAAGGTGTTCGAGGGCGCCTATTACGCCGCCAGCCTGACCAAGGCCAAGTCTGAAGGCCGCATCGGCTTCGTGGCGCGTGACCCGAACATGGGTGTTCGCACCTTCTGGGACCTGGGACGCAGGGATGCTACGGCGATCTGGGTGGCGCAGTTCGTCGGCCAGAAGATCAACGTCATCGACTACATCGAGGGCGCGAACCAGCCGCCGGCCTTCTATTTCGAGGAACTGCGTCAGCGGGGCTATCGCGGCTGCATGGTCTATCTGCCGCACGATGGAAGCCGGGTCGGCCCTGAGAACAGCAGCGGGCGCAGCTACGAGGATCAGGCCAGAGACGCCGGCTTCGACGTGCAGGTGATCCGCAACCAAGGCGCATCGGCGGCCATGTTGCGGATTGACGCGGGTCGGCGGCTGTTTCCGCGCATCTGGTTCGATGAGGCCAAGACCGAAGCGGGCCGCGATGCGCTGGGCGCCTACCACGAGCGCAAGGACGACAAGCGCAACGTCGGCCTCGGCCCCGAGCATGACTGGTCGAGCCACGGCGCGGACGCCTTCGGCCTGATGTGCGTCGCCTACGAGGAACCGCGGGTGAAGTCGGAAGAACGTCGCAAGGTCGCGACCGGCGGATGGATGGGGAGGTAGCGTGGCGAAATCCTACACCTCCAAGGCCAAGATCCCCGACGGCTATAAGGACGTTGGCGAGTTCCTGACCGAAGCGCGCGAGCGCTATCAGGAAGCGATCGACTTCGACCGCGAGAACCGCGATGAAGCCCTCACCGATCTGAAGTTCCTGGCCGGCGAGCAATGGGAGAGGGAGGATATCGACGCCCGCGCCGGTCGGCCCTGCCTGACCATCAACACCTTGCCGCAGTTCGTGGCGCAGGTGGTCGGCGACATCCGCATCAACCGCCCCGCGATCAAGGTCCGCCCGGCTGAAGACGCGGACAAGGACTTGGCGGAAATCCGCGAGGGCCTGATCCGCGCCATCGAGCACGACAGCCGCGCGCAGCAGGTCTATGCCCAGGCCGGGCAGTCGCAGACCGCCTGCGGCATTGGCAATTTCCGCGTGTCGCTCGACTACGCCAGCGACGACGTGTTTGACCTCGATATCCGCATCAAGCCGATCCCCGACCCGTTCGCGGTGGCGTGGGACCCAGCGCGGATTGAGCCGACCGGCAAGGACGCCGGCTACTGCTTCGTCGTAGACGACATGCCGCGCAAGGTGTTCGAACAGCGCTGGCCCGACAAGAACCCCATGGAGGCGGGGGAAGAGTTCACCAACGGCCTTGCCAAAGGCAATTGGCTCTCCAAGGACGTCGTCAAGGTCTGCGAATACTGGCTGATGAAGGATCGGCCGGCGGAAATCGCCATGCTCCAGGATGGCTCGATCAAGGAGCTGACCGACGAGAACCGCGAAATGCTGGTGTCGCAGATCGCGCAGAACAGCCGCGGGCCGATGATCCGCAAGACCTCCAAGCGCGTCGCCTGCATGTATCTTATCGCCGGGCACGACATCCTGGAGGACCCGGTCGAGTACCCGATCAGCCGCATTCCGATCTTCCGCGTGCCCGGCTGGGAGATCAACACCGGGGAAAAGACGGTTCGCTTCGGCCTGGTTCGGTTCGCCAAGGACGCGACCCGGCTGCGCAATTACTGGCGTTCGGTGATGGCCGAAAAGCTGGCCTTGGCGCCACGGCAACAGTGGTTGATCCACGAGAACCAGACCGGCGATCAGGACGACTTCCGCAACGCCGCCAACAGCGGCGACACGGTGCTGACCTGGAACGGATCGGTCGAGCCCAAGCGGATGGAGCCGCCGCCGATCGAAGCGGCGCTGATGCAGGAAGCCGCGCTGAACGCGCAGGACATCAAGGACGTCACCGGCCTGCATGACGCCAGCCTGGGCGCGCGCTCGAACGAGACCAGCGGCAAGGCGATCATGGCCCGCCAGCGCGAAGGCGACGTGGCGACCTTCATCTATCACGACAACCTGAACGCAGCGATCGAGGCGTGCGGCGAGGTGGTGGAGGAGTTCATCCCCATCGCCTACGACACCGCCCGCACCGTGCGCGTCCTGGGGGCCGACGAACAGCAGAAGATCCAGCGCGTCAACGACCCCAGCGACCCGGACAGCATCGATCTCTCCAAGGGCAAGTACGACATCGTCGTAGAGACCGGCCCGAGCTATTCGACCAAGCGCGTCGAGGCGGCCGAGAGCATGATGCAGTTCGTCCAGGCCGTGCCGGCGGCGGCGCAGTTCGTGCCCGACCTGATCGCCAAGGCGCAGGATTGGCCGATGGCCGACGAGATCGGCGAGCGGTTGAAGAAGGCGTTGCCGCCCGGCCTGGTCGAAGAAGACGACCCGTCAAAGATGACGCCGGAGATGCAGGCCGCCAAGCAGCAGCAGATGCAGGCGGCCCAGGCGCAGCAGCAAATGCAGATGCAGGCGGCGCAGCTGGAACTGGCCGAGAAAGACGCCAAGGTCCAGCTCACCCAGGCGCAGGCCGCCAAGACGATGGCGGATGCTCAGGCGGTCGGGATGCCGAACGGCCCGCAAGAGACTGAACTCGACGTGGCGCTGAAGCTCGCGCAAATCCGCAAGGCGCAGGCCGATGCGGTGAAAGCCGAGGCCGACGCCCAGAAGGCCCAGGCTGAAGCCCAACGCGCGCAGATCGGCATTGCGGCCGACACGATCGACGTGCAGTCGGCGGCTATGGATCTACAGGCCAAGCCGGCGGAGCAAGCGCTGTCGCAGGCGCAAGCGGCCAAGGCGCTCCAGGAAGAGCCCGAGGCGCTTGATGCCTGACTATCGCCGCGCTAGCGAGGATGACGCGTGGATGGCGTCGATGCGCGAGCGGTTTGATAGAAATCTGCCCTATGCGCGCCCCGGTCCTTACATGACCACTCTTGACCCCGCGGACGAGCAGCAGTTTCGCGCCTGGGTTACGGCCAACAAGGTTCCGTTCAATCCGAACGATCCGGTCGCGGACTACGACATGCGTGGCTTCTGGTTGGCGGCTCAGATGGGCGATCCGAGCGCCTCAACAGCCGTGGACCCGAATGACGGGCGGTTACACTTCACCGATAAGTTCAAAACGCCCTACCACGAGACGTTTTCGAATGAGTCCCAGTACGCGCAGCCGACTGCGCCGCGCTGGACTGGAGATCAACTCATCGACGCGCACGGCAAGGTCATCTTCGACGACAAGGCCGTAAACGCGCGCTGACCCATTCGCGCAGGGGTGTCGTTCCGCCCCTGATCCCCGCGCCCAGGAACCTTCGCGAAAGCGCACATGTCAGAAGTTACCCAAGGCGCGGCGGAAGCCGTAGCCGAAGACACTGCTGCTGTCCTGGATACAGGCGCAGAGGACCAGGCCCACGCCCAGGCTGAAACGGGCGATCTCGGCGACGATGCAGCCGCCGCGACGGACGAAGGCGAGGGGTCAAGCCCCAAGCCGCGCAAGTCCGCGCAAGAACGCATCGATGAGGTGACCCGCGCACGCCGCGAGGCCGAACGCCAAGCCGAAGACGCAAGGCGAGAGGCCGAGTTCTGGCGCCAACAGGTCACGCGCACCGCGCCGCAGCCTCAACAGCAGCCGCAAGCCGAAGCCGGCGAGCCCGACCCGAACGACTACGAGCATGGCGATCTCGACGCCCGGTTCATCCGGGACCACGCGACCTACCATGCGAAAAAGGCGTTTCGGGAGGAGCAAGCCGCGCTAGAGGCGCAACGGCAGACGCAAACGGCGGTCCAGACCTTCTCGCAACGCCTGACGGAACAGTACCCGGACGGCGAACCCGAAGGGGTCTCGAACCTTCGTCGGCTCGCGACGCTCTCCCCGGTCGTCCAGGAGACGATCTTTGATTCCGAGGTCGGCCCCAAGCTGGCCGATCACCTCGGCCGCAATCCCGGCGAACTCGCCCGCATCTCGGCTCTGCCGCCCATCAAACAAGCGCGCGAACTCGTCAAGCTCGAACAGAAGCTGGCCTCACCGCCGGCTCCCGCCCCGAAAATCGCCACCGACGCCCCAGCTCCGACGCCGACGCTCCGCGGCCAAGGGGGACGGTTCACCGTCGCCCCCGACACCAACGACTTTGCGGCGTTCGAAAAGCAGTACGGCGGCTAGGCGGCTCCTTCCATAAGGAATCTCACCGATGGCTAACGCCATGCTCTCCCCGAAGGTGTACGCCAACACCTTCCTCAAGCTGCTGAAGAACAGCGTCGTTCTGCCCAAGCTGGTCTCCAGCGAGTACAAGAACATCGTCGTCAAGCCGATCTCCAACACCGGCCAGGCGAACGGCACGACCGTCTATATCAAGCGCCCGCCGATGTTCACCGTCCGCGATGGCGCCGTGGCCTCCGTGCAAGACGTGGTCGAAGGCGAAATCGCCGTGACCATCGACAAGCAGAAGGGCGTTGACGTCGAGTTCACCTCCATGGAGGAGACCCTGACGGTCGACGCGCTGCTGAAGTCGAAAATCATGCAGGCCAAGGCGTCGGCGCTCGCCAACCAGATCGACCAGGACCTGCACGCCGAGACCAAGAAGTTTTATTCTTGGGTCGGCACGCCGGGCCAGGTGATCAACTCCTATGCCGATCTCACCAAGGCGCCGCAGCGCCTGGACGAGATGGGCGTGGAGATGGACGGCCGCGTTGGCATCCTGACGCCGGCCGACGCCTGGGCCATGCTCGGCTCCCTGTCTGGCCTTACCGCCCAGACCAAGGAAGCCACCGACGCGCTGACCCGCGCCAAGCTGCCGATGCTCGGCAACATCGACTGGTACTCGACCCAGAACGCGGCGACGGTCACGACCGGCACGCGTGACGGCAACGCCCTGGTGGACGGCGCCAGCCAGAACGTCACCTACGCTTCGGTGAAGGATGGCAACTGGGTCCAGACGCTTTCCATCGACAACGTCGGCAACGCCAAGACGGTCACGGCCGGCGAGGTGTTCACGATCGACAGCGTCTTCGCCGTCAACCCGCTCACCAAGGCGGTCCTGCCTTATCTGCAGCAGTTCACGGTGATCACCGGCGGGACCTCGGTCGCCACCGCCACGGGGGACAACCAGAACCTCGACATCGTCATCAGCCCGCCGATCATCACTTCGGGCGCGTATCAGACGGTGTCGGCGGTCCCGGCCGATAACGCGGCGATCCAGTGGATGGGCTCGGACACCGAGACCGACACCGACGCCACCACCTACAGCTTTGGGACCGTGTTCCGCCCCGAAGCCCTGGCGCTGGTCTCGGCGAAGCTGATCATGCCGTACTCGGGCGAGGCGGACTTCGCCACCGACCCCGACACCGGCCTGACCGTCCGCTACTGGCGGACCTCGGACGGCACGAACGACACGCACCTGCATCGCTTCGACGTGATCTATGGCGTGAAGAACGTGGACCCGCGCCGCGGCACCCGCATCAGCGGCACCGCCTAACCCTTCCTCCCCAAACTGGCCGGGCCTTCGCGGGCTCGGCCGTCTCTTTTTCTGAAAGGAGCAGCACATGGCTGCGGAAGTTTTCGGTAAGGACCCGGCTGCGGGCGCCAAGCTCGGCCAGGCCACCTCGGCCAAGATCGCCTTCTACGGCACCACGGCCATTTCCCAACGGGCCGGCGCGGCGCAAGCCACCTCGCTCGTGGGCACCGCCTCCTCGGCGGACGTCACCACGGACCACAAGGCGGCGCTTATCGAGGTGATGAACACCTTGGCCGCGCTCGGCCTGTGGAAGGGCTCGGCCTGATCCATGCCGACACTGCTCCACGCCGGGTGCGGAACCACCCCACGCCCGGCGTGGGCGGACGGCTTTGAGGAAGTCCGCCTCGACATCGACGCCCGATGCAATCCCGACATCCGGGCGAGCATCGTGGACATGGGCGAGATCGGCCCGTTCGAGGCGCTCTATTCCAGCCATTGCCTGGAGCACCTCTACCCGCATCAGGTCCCGGTCGCCTTGGGGGAGTTCTTCCGGGTCCTAAAGCCCGGCGGCAAGGCGCTGATCATCGTCCCCGATCTGGAGGATGTGCGGCCGACCGAGGATGCGCTCTATCTCTCCGAAGCTGGCCCGATCTGCGGGCTGGACATGATCTACGGCAAGGCCTCGCTGATCGCCGAAAACCCGTTCATGGCGCACCATAGCGGGTTCACCGCGGACACGCTGCGCGGGGCGATGGAGGCGGCGGGTTTCGCCTGCGAGATCACCCGCAGTGAGGGCTACAATCTCATCGGCGTCGGGACCAAGCCGTGAAGCTGGTTCTCTGTTGTCCGACCATTACCCGGCCGTTTGACGCGTTCCTGGCGTCTCTGGAGGCCGAGGTTCCGCTTCTGGACGCGGCGGGGATCGCGCACCAGGCGGTGTTCGAAGTGGGGTCCGCCTACATCAGCCACGCCCGCGCGACGATGCTGCGCAAGGCGATGGACACCCAGCCCGACGTCATCGTGTTCCTCGACCACGACCTGAGCTGGAAGCCTGGCGACCTCCTGCGGCTCATCCAGACGCCGGGCGAAGTGGTCTCCGGCCTCTACCGCTTCAAGCAGGAGCCGGAAGAGTACATGGGGACGCTGATCACCGGCGACGATCACCGGCCGATCACGCGGGAAGACGGCTGCATCCGCGCCGACTGGGTGCCGGCCGGCTTCCTCAAGATCACCGATGGCGTCGTGCATGAGGTGATGGGCGCATATCCCGAGCTGGTCTATGGGCCGCGCTACCGGCCCTCGCTCGACCTCTTCAACCACGGCGCCCACAACGGCGTCTGGTACGGCGAGGATTACGCCTTTTCCCGGCGCTGGAACGACCGCGGCGGGGAAATCTGGATCGTCCCCGACCTCGACCTGACGCACCACGCCGCGGATGGCTCGGCCTATCCCGGCAACTTCCATTCCTACATGCGCCGCCAGCCTGGCGGGGATCTCGCGGAGGCGGCGTGATGGCGACTTGTCGACAGGTCATCACCCGAAGCCTGCGGATGCTGGGCGTGGTCTCGGAAGGCCAGCCAGCGCCCGCCGCCTACGACGCACAGAATGCGCTCGATGCGTTCAAGACCATGCTCACCGCCTATGTCGCGGAGGGCGTGTTTGGTCCGCTGACGAACGTCACGGTGGAGGAAGACTACACCGCAGGCGAGAATGAGCGCATTGCCGACATTTCCGGGTCCAACGTCACGATCACGCTGCCGACCACGGTGGAGGACGTCGATCCTTGCACCGGCGCGGCGGTCACCCGCGCGCCCTACCACAAGTCCGTGGTGCTGGTCGCGGGGACCGACGCCTACCTCTACGACGCTGACAACGGCGCGTGGTCACAGATCGGCTCGCTGACGCTGGACGACTATGCGCCGCTGAGCCTGGGGCTCTCGCGCGGTCTTTCAGCGATGATCGCCGGCAATTTGGCGCCTGACTATGGGGCGCAACTGTCCCCGATCATCGTCAGCTTGGCTACGAGCACGCACGCCTCCTTGCGGCGTAAGCCGCCTATTCAGGTCGCCGTCGCCACGCCGCTGTTGCGGACGCTCGGCCGCTTCTGGCGCTAACCGAAGGGCGAACCCTTGTCGGACAATGTAAGCATCACCGCGGGCTCCGGCACCAGCATCGCCACCGATGACGTCGGCGGCGTGCAGTACCAGCGCGTCAAGATCTCGCTGGGCGCGGATGGCGCGGCCACCGATGCGCTAGGCGGGGCGGGGGCGGTCGCCGATGGCGTGCAGCGCGTCACCCTGGCCAGCGATGACCCGGCGGTGTCTTCGCTCGCCTCGATCCTGTCGGCGGTCGACGGTCTTGAAACGCTGATCGCCGCGACCAACACGGCGGTGGGTTCGGTCGCCACGCAGACCACGCTGGCGGCTCTGTTGGCGAAGGTGATCGCCGCGCCAGCCACCGAAGCCAAGCAGGACACCGGCAACACCAGCCTCGCCTCCATCGTCACCCTGCTCACCACGCAGGCGGGTTATCTCGACGGCCTGGAAGGCTATGTCGACGGCATCGAGACCCTGATCGGCTCCACCAACAGCAAGCTCGACACCCTGCACACCGACCTGGGCACGACGCTCGCCGGCTACGTGGACGGCCTGGAGACGCTGAACGGGGCGGTCAACGAAACCGCTCCGGCCACGGATACCGCGTCGTCAGGGCTGAACGGCCGGCTGCAACGCATCGCCCAGCGCCTTACCAGCCTGATCGCGCTATTGCCGACCTCGCTCGGAGCCAACGGCGGGCTGAAGATCGAAGGCGTAGCTTCTGGCACTACAGTTCCGGTGTCGGGCACGGTGACCACCACCAACGCCACTCTGACCGATGTCGGCGCGGGGGAATACGAGACCGTCGCGGCGTCGCAGACCGACCAGGCGCTTGGGGCAACAGGTGCGACGGGGGATTATCTGGCCGGCGTGCTGATCGTGCCGGCCACTACCTCGCCCGGCGCGGTGTCGATCAAGGACGGGGCCGGGTCGTCCATTACGGTGTTCACCGGCGGCGCGTCCAGCGTCTCCAACCTCGTTCCGTTCTTCGTGCCCTTGGGGCTCAAGAGCGCGTCGGGCGCCTGGAAGGTGACGACCGGAACCAACGTCTCGGCAATCGGGACGGGCAACTTCACCTGATGCTGCCGTTCAACCCGGCGCGGTTTGGCCATCGCGCGGCGCACGCGCCAGCCCCGGCCAGCTACGAGAGCGAAAGCGTCACCTATTTCGCCGCCATGTCGGTGCAGCCGGACGCCGCGCGCAAGGGGCTGATCAACACCCTCATTGCAGGGCTTAAAAGCGACGGGGTGTGGTCGCAACTCGGGTGGCTGTGCCTCTTGGCGGCGCACGATGAGCAAGCCGGCCGACTGAACGCGATCAACACCGCCAAAGCGCTGTCGGCGGTCAACTCGCCGACCTTCACCACGGACAGAGGATTCACCGGCGACGGCTCGACCGCCTACATGGATTTCGGCGAGCAAGCCACGGCGAGCGGCAACAACTATTCGCAGAACGCCTGTTCGCGCGGCGTGTGGTGCAACAGCCAGACCAACACATCCTCCGCCACGATGTTCAGCGACAACAGCGCATCGTTCCGCGGGCATATCGGCGCGATAGCCACCGGGGGAACGGAAACCATCCGCGCCTCCGACGCGACGGGGGATACCCGCACATCGAGCAGCAAGCTCGGCCACAGAGCGTTTTCTCGCACGGCCTCGAACGTCAAGCGGGGCTTTCTCAACGGCGTGCGCGACATCAACGTCTCTACGGCCTCGACCGGCACCGCAGCGGCTAACGCGCGGTTGATGGCTAACAACGCCGCCTCCTGCGCCGACCGCCTGGCCGCAGCCTGGTTGGGCGGGGGGTTGTCGGACACCGACGTCGCCAACCTGCACAGCCGTCTCAACACCTATCTGACCGCCATTGGAGGCAACTGACGTGGCCGAACTCGTGCGTTTCATCCTGTTGACCGAGAACGAAGCCGCGATCGTCCGCGGAACCACCTCGCTCGGTCACGCCCTGGACCCGATCACCATTCAAGCGGGGCCTTACGCCGGTAAGGCTGTGCTGCCGCTCGCCACCTTGACCGACCCGAGCCACATCAACGCGCGCCTGTTCCTGCTGCAAGCCGCGCAAGCCAACGTCGATCCGGACCACATCAACCCCCCGGGTCCGGAAGGAGCCTAGGTGGCGGTCTTCATCGTCCTGACCAAGATGCAGGCGGCGGCGATCCGGGGCGAAACGAGAGAGGGCGCGGCCCTCGATCCGCGCCTCGTGGACGCTGGCCCCTATGCGGGCTCCTACGTCTTGCCTGAGCGCGTCTTGCAGGACCCGGCGCACGCCTACCGCTGGAACGGGCTTGGTCAAAAGCCCGTAGCCCAGATCGACCCCGACGAAGCCTGGCCCCCCGTCGAGGAATAGGCCGTGTCGCTGCTGCTGCTGTTTGGCGTGTCCGGCGGGGGGCCGGGGCCGGAGCCTGAACCGGAAACCGGCATCATCGCGCGGCCGATTACAGGCGGAACCGTGACTGCGGGGGCTTTGTCGGGGCTCTCGATCACGGCGAGCCCCCTGGCTGACGCCTCCGGCATTATCGCCTCGCCGATACAGGGACTGTCAAGCTGATGCCGCGCATCCCCATCGGCCTCGTGGGCCCCTCCACCAAGACCAACGTCGCCCACCAGAACGCCCGCACGATCAACATGTACCCGGAAGCCGGCGACCAGGGGGCCAAGGCCCCGATGGCGCTGTTTCAGGCGCCGGGGCTGGTGGCGCTGGTCGACCTGGCCGAGCTGGCGGGCGATCCGGACGCCTATGTGCGGCAGATCCACGCCATGGGCAGCCGGCTGTTCATCGTCTGCGGCGAAAAGGTGATCGAGCGGGCAGGGGCCTCGCACACTGTTCGCGCGACGCTGAACACCTCGGAAGGCCCGGTGATCTGCTCCGACAACAACGGATCGTTGGTGCTGGGCGACGGGACCAACTTCTATGTCATGGACGGGGTTTCGTTCGTCGTGACGGAGATCGACGACGGCATTCTGCCCATCCCCGGCTATTATAGCGCCTACCTCGACGGGCGCACCTACTACCTGAAGGACGGCTCGGACGTCTTTGCGTGGTCGGCGCTGGACGACCCAGCAACCGTCGATGGACTGGATTTCGCGACGGCGGAAGGCAACCCCGACCCCTCCGTCGCCATGTTCATCGTCAATCGGGAAGTGGTGTTCCTGGGCCAGGCGTCGACGGAAGTCTGGGGGCCGAGCGGCGACGCCTCCAACCCCGTCATCCGCATATCCGGGGGGTTCAGGGAACTCGGCTGCGCGGCCAGGTTCGCGGCGCTGAAGTTCGCCGACACGGTGATCTTCATCGGCCAGGACCGATCAGGCCACGCTCAGGTGTATCTCGGCGGTTCAGCGGGTCAGCCCGCCAAGCCGATTTCCAATCACGGCGTCGAGCGCGACATCAACTCCGCGCTGATCAACAACCCCGGCGGCGACGGGCTTCGGGCCTACGAGTACACCGAGCCGGGCCACAAGTTCTATGTGCTGTGCCTGCCGTCGCCGATCGACATCTGCTGGGCGTTCGATCTGAACACCGGCATCTGGTGCGAGCGCGGCGAGCGCGACAGCGCAACCGGCCTCTGGACGCAGCAGCGGCAGAACGTGCATGGCTTCGTCGGCGGCGCGCACTATGTCGGCGGGCCACGCAGCGCCGTGCTCTACCACATGAGCCGTTCCTACCTGAGCCTCGCGGGCGACCCGCTGGTGAGGCTGCGGGAAACCCCGACCCTTGACGCCCAAGGCGCGCAGATGCGGTTCAACGCGCTGATTGTCGACATGAGCGTCGGCGTGGGCTTGAGCGGCGATCCCGCCGCCGTGGGCGCCGACCCGCAACTGATGCTGCAATACTCCAACGACAAGGGGCGGACGTGGTCGAACGAGATCACCCGGCCCATCGGCAAGATCGGCGAAACTGAGACCCAGGTGAAGTTCAACGGGCTCGGCTTGAGCCGAAATCGCAGCTTCCGCCTGAGCGTGAGCGATCCGGTTCCGGTCGTGTTCGCCGCCATGTATGCGGATGTGGAGCCGGTCGGCTGATGGCGATCCCCGAGTATGCCGCTGGCGTCATTCGCCAGTGGTTCCAGGCGCCGGCCTTCACGCAATCCAAGGCCGTCGCCGACGCAATCCTGTCGATTGTCAACACCGCCAATGCAGGCGTGGCGGCGACCGGGGTCACGCCCGGAACCTACGGCAACGGAACGAACGTCGGCCAGTTCACGGTTGGCGCGGACGGTCGGATCACCTCGGCCTCTAACGTCCCGATCGCCTCCAGCGGCACCGTGACCAGCGTCGGGGCCACGAGCGCCAACGCCGATCTGACGATCACCGGAAGCCCCATCACCACCTCGGGCACGTTCAATTTCACGATCAATTCCGCGCCGAAGTGGTCGACGGCGCGGACGCTGAGCTTCACCGGGGACGCCACCGGCTCAGGCTCGGTCGACGGCTCGGCCAACGTCGCCACGGCGCTCACCCTCGCCAACTCCGGGGTTTCCGCCGGGACCTACGGTTCAGCGACGGCCATTCCGGTCGTCCAATTCGACGCGAAGGGCAGGGCGGTCTCGGCGTCTGAAGTCGCCATCACCTCCACCGCCTTCGCCCCCCTAACAACCGGCGCTGAACCCATCGTCCTGGTTTCTGACGGCGCGGGCCAGTGCATCATGGTTCCGATCTGACATGACCGACACCCGCCTAGACCGCATCGCCTGCTACGGCACCAACGCCGAGCGGCTGGCCTTCACGCCCGATCCCCCGGCCGGCGTGCTGGTGGTCTTCTACGAGAAAGACACCGGCGACGTGTTCCTTTGGGACACCGATGCGGGGCCGGCGGCGTGGGTCGCTTGGCCCGGCGGCTCGGCGACGCTGGCGGACGGCGACTATGGCGACATCACGGTGGGCTCGTCCGGAACGGCGCTCACGATCGACAACAACGCCGTCACCACGTCGAAAATCCTCAACGCCAACGTTACCTTGGCCAAGATCGCCAATGCGGCGGCGAGCAGCAAGCTTCTGGGCTCGGGCGCATCGGGATCAGGCGCGGCCTACACCGAACTCACGCTGGGAACCAATCTCAGCATGAGCGGCACGACGCTTAATGCCGCCGCTACCGAGACGCTGATCTCCAGCACCACGACGACGAGCAGCGCGACCAGTGTCAATTTCACCTCGATCGCCGGCACGTATAAAAACCTAATCGTCCGCATCACCGGACGGGTCAGTACGGCCGGCGTTGATACCGACGTGATCCTGGTGCAGCTCAACGGCGACACCGGCAACAATTACGGCTATGGCCGCACCGGCGGCTTTGGCACCACCATATTCGGCGCCACCAACACCGCGCAAGCAGCGGGTCAGATCGGCGGTTTGGCCGCAGCCACGTCCCAATCGGGCTATCCGGGCTTCCTTGAGTTCACCATCCCGCAATATGCCGCCACGACCTGGAAGAAGGTCGCGCTAGGGCTTGGTATGTCGGTGGGGTCCGGAGCCCCCATCCAGCAGATGTCCTCATTCTACTGGAACAATACGGCGGCGGTGACCGCCGTCTTGGTTAAGCCGACCAGCACCAATACGTTCGTTGATGGAACGGTCGTGGAGTTGATCGGGGTCAACTATTAGTGTTCATCCGCGCAGCGCCAGAACCGCGCCTATGAGGGCGGCGCCGACCATCAGGGTCGCAATCCTGAACAGCACACCTTCGCGACGTTGCTTCGACGTCAGGTCGTCCCAAGCCTTGTGCGGCCCTTGATCCAACCGCGCGTCTCTCAGGTGATGCCCGAACATCAGGCCAAGCAGAATCAGGACGCCGAACACGAGTACGATGTAGGCGAAAAGCTGAGCCCAACTGCTGATCTCTACCATTCGAGTCCTCCAGCGCTGACTTAAGCACGAACCGCGCCAGCAGACCACTAACGCGTGAGGCTGAATGATCCGCGAGCAACGCGACCCTGTGTTCTGGGATCGGATCGCCAGACACCCGGACGTCGCCCCGCATGTATTCCTCAGCAAGGGCGAGGTGAGCCTAGAGGCCCTGGTCACGCATGAGAGCGTGCTTCCCTTAGCCAGCGAGCACGGCGGGCTGATCTTCTGCCGGCTGGATGGCTTGGGCCGGCTTTGGGAATTGCACACGCTGTACGCCCCGGAAGGCTGGGGCAGGGAAGTATTTATAACGGCAATTCAGGCGTTTAGCCAGATATTTGAAGGTTCCGCGCAGGCCGTGACGACCTATGAAGTCGACGGCTGGTGGCGGTCAAGGCCGCCGAAAAGCTTCGGCTTTCAGCGCGCGGGCGAGTTTCGGGCGGTTCCAGAGCTTGGGGCCGCCCTTTCCACATGGGTTCTGACGAAAGCCGCTTGGGAAGGCTCCCCAGCGCGACGGAGGGCGTAGATGCCAGTAGCAGGCGCACTTATCGGCGCGGCCGGCGCCATCGGCGGGGCCGTTATCGGCGGATCGGCCGCCAAGAAGGCGGCGAAGACGCAGGCGCAAGCCGCGGGCCAGGCCAACGCCCTGCAGCAGTACATGTACGACACCACGCGCGCCGATCAGGCCCCGTGGCGCGACATCGGCGGCGCGGCGATCAACCAGCTCAAGGCGTTCACGACGCCGGGGACCGATCTCACGTCCTGGCTCCAGGCGCAGCCAGGCTATCAGGCCAATCTTAACCAAGGCCTGGACGCGGTGCAGAACAGCGCCGCCGCCAACGGCCTGCTGCACTCCGGCGGGACGCTGAAGGCGCTCGACCGCTACGGCCAGGACTACGCCTCGAACCAGCTGACCAACATCTACAATCGACTTTCCAACCTGGCGGGCATGGGCCAAACGGCCAATCAGAGCATCGCCGGGGTTGGGCAGAACTACGCCAACCAGGCGGGGCAAAACCTGCTTGCGGCCGGGCAGGCGCGGGCGGGCGGTCAGCTCGGCGCGGCCGGGGCGCTGAACTACGGCCTGCAAGGGCTCGGGCAGGTGGCCGGCAACTACTTCGCCAACAACGGCTATGGCTCGGGTCTGAACCTGTCGCCGATGAGCACGCAGACCGTGGCTGGCGGCTATCAGCCGATCACCCCGGTCAACCCCAGCGCCAGCGACTTCCGCACCATCCCGAGCTTCTGAGGTCACCATGGCCGAACTCGACTATTCCTATCCGCTGAAGGCTGGCGAACTCGGCCGGCAGACGGCGCAGAACGCGATGAATCAGTTCGCCCAGCAACGGGCGGGCAACGCGCTGGCCAATGGCGACTATACCGGGGCGACCAATGCGCTCTATCGCTCGGGTCAGATCGGCCTGGGCCTGGGCGTGCAGAAACAGGGACAGCCCGACGCCGAGGACGTCAAGGCGCGCCTTGCCCTAATGCGCAGGGCCTCCCACGCGCTGCGGAATGTCCCAGAAGAACTGCGTCAACAGGCATTTGAGCAACACCTGTTGCCCGCGTTTCAGGCTGTGGGTGTGCCGCCAGCCGAGTTGGAGCGTCTGCGCAGCGCCGACAAATCCAACGCCTCGCTGGACATGTTCGACTCCAGCCTCAGCAATGAGGAACAGAAGTGGCAGATCATGAACCGCCGCGACGGCTCGATCGTCGCGGTGAACCAAGGCACGCTGGAGCCCCGCGAACTCTATCCGGCGCTCCCCGCCTCGGCGGTTCAACACAATGTCCCGTTTGGCTGGGAAGTGGACGAGAACGGCGATGCTCATCCCACGGATAGCTTCGTGCAGGGTAAGGCGCGCATCGCCGGCGCCACGCGCGCGCCGCCGCGGGGTCGCTCTGGCGGGGGCGGGGGGCGCGGCGGTGGCCGTCCCAAGTCCTACGGCGCTGACGAAGTGAAGTGGTAGGGGGTCGCAATGCCTGTTGACGGTCAACTCGGAACGGCCCGGGACGGAACCCCGGTCGTATGGGTGGCGGCGCTCAATCGCGCGGTGCCGGTGTCGGCGGCGAAAGCCATGGGGGTTACGCCGGGCGGGGCGGCGTCCAGCGGCATGGACCCAAGTGGCGCGCCACTTGGCAAGATCACCGAAGACCAGGGCAAGTCTGCCACCTACGGGAAACTGATGGCCAACGCCGAGGGCAGCTACGCCCGCGCCGTTGAGCGTGGCTATAATCCGACCAGCCTGCGCAACACCCTCGCCTCCACGGCCGAGAACCTGCCGTTCGGCGGCCTCGACAGCGTGGGCGCGATGATCCGCGATGACGTGGGCGACGCCGGCCACCAAGCCGAACTGCAATGGTCGGACGCGCAGCTCAAGGCCGTTTCCGGCGCGGCCTCGCCGGAAGCCGAGGTGAAGCGCAACGTTCGGACCTACTTCGCCGCGCCTGGGGAGAACGCCAACGCTCTGGCGCAACAGAAGTTTGACGCGCGTCGCACCGCGTTCGAGGGCGCCAAGGTCCGCGCCGGGCCTGCGGCGTCTCAAATCCCTGCTTATCGCGCCAATCTCCCGCAAGCCGCCCGCGACTCCTACCGCCGGCTCTACAGCCAGGGGCGGATCAATCCGAAGGCGCAGATGGGCTCGGAGCAGAACCCCTACAGCCCGCAGGACGAGGCGACCATGAACCGTCTCCCCAAGGGGGCTTACGTCATCACCCCTGACGGCCATTTCGGCGTGGTGGAGTAGCAATGCCCGTCCGCATCATCGAGCCGGCGCCCGGCAGTCAGCGCGACCCTGACGCGGTTTCCGCCAATGGGGCGGTTCAGGTCTGGGTCGGCGACGACGCCGGGCCGCCGCGGCGGTCGGGGCGCGTGCGGATCATCGAGCCGGCCGGCGCGCCTCCGCCACCGGCCGCCGGCCGCAAGCCCACCAGCCAGGCGCTCGGCTTCTACCAGGGCGCGATGAAGCCGTTCGACAATGCGGCCATGGCGCTGGAGGCTGGCGCGAACCGGCTGGGCGTGCCCACCCAGGCGATCAACGCGTTTCTCGGCGCCCCCAGCGCAGCGCAAGCGACCACGGCGCACCGGAACGCGTTGGCGAACGCCCCTGCGCGCCCCGGCGTTGCGGGGCAGATCGCCGGCGAGATCGTCGGCACGCTCCCGGTCCTGGCCGCCACCCGCAACCCGGCTTTGGTCGGCGCGGGCCAGGGCGCGTTGCTGACCGATGCGCGCGACCCCATGGGCGTGGCCCTGGACGCCGGCGTCGGCGCGGCGCTGGGCCACTATGGCGGCAAGCTGGTGGACGCCGCGGCAGACGCCATCAAGCCGGTGATCGACCCCGCGGTGCAGCGGCTGCGTGACGCGGGTGTGTCGCTCACGCCTGGCATGGTGCGCGGCGGCAAGGCGATGGTGCGCGAAGACAAGGCCATGTCACGCCCCATCGTCGGCGACATGATCGCCGAGGGGCGCGCGAAGACCCAGGCCACGTTCAACACCGCCTCGGTCAATGAGGCGTTGAAGCCGTTGGGCGTGAAGGTCCCGAGCAACACCCAGCCCGGTTTCGACAGCATCGCCTACGCGAAGGGACAGATCGGCCGAGCCTACGACGCGGTGATCCCAAACCTGGCGATCCGCATGGACCCCGAACGGTTCGTGCAGAACGTCGGCGACGTCGGCATGAACCTGAAGCCCGCGCAGCAGCAGCACCTCGTGCAGATCGTCAGCAACGAACTTGGCAAGGGTCAGCTTGCGGGCGATGCGTTGAAGCGCGCGCAATCCAACATCCGCCGCTTGGCCGGCAAGTTCGCGCGCTCGCAGGACGCCAACGACCAATTGCTGGGCGACGCCTTGCGCGCGGTGGATGACGAGCTGACGCAGACCATGATCGCGCAGAACCCAAGGTATGCGCCGCAGCTCCAGAAGGTGAACTCGGCCTATCGCGGCTATCGCATCGTCGCCGACGCGGCGAGCCGGGCGGACGATGGGGTGTTCAACACCGGTCAGCTCAAGCAGGCGGTTCGCCGTGGCGACTTCTCCAAGTCCAAGGACGCCGCCGCGCGCGGCCAGGCGTTTATGCAGGACTTTTCCAGCGCCGCCCGCCAGGTGATCCCGGCCAAGACGCCCGACAGCGGCACGGCAGGGCGCTTGCAGGCCAAGGGCGTGGTCGAGAACCTGCGGGGCGCGCTGGAGGCGGCGGGCTACAAGGCGGACGAAGCCTTACAGCACCTTCGGATGCTGCCGCGCCCGGCGGCGGCCGCACCAGCGGCCCAAGCGGTAAAGCGCCTGAAACGCCCGGTCTCGGCCGGCGCCGTAGCCTCGGCGCACACGTCGCGAGACTGAGGGCCACGCCTGCGCCAAGGCCCCGCTGATCGCAATGGCGATCGCTGACTGTACCTGCATCCCCCACCTATACCACGGAGCCGCCAGCCATGGCAGTCGGCAAGTTCGACATCATCGAGCAATACTTCGACAACGACGGCAATCCGTTGGCGGGTGGCAAGATCTACACCTATCAGGGCGGCAACCTGACGCCGCGGGCGGCCTATACCGACGCCACCGGCGGGACAGCGCACGCCAACCCGATCATTCTGGATAGCGCCGGGCGACCGCCTGCCGACGGCATCTGGTTCACCCAGGACGTGGCCTATAAGGTGGTGGTCACCGACGCCAACGACGTCGAAGTCGAGAGCATCGACAACTTCGTTCTCGGCGAGGGCGGCTCGGCGGCGCTGCCCCGCTGCCTGACCTATATCATCGACGGAGCCGGCTCGGAACTCTCCACCGGGGTCGCGGGCGTGCTGCACGTGCCCTTTGCGGTGACGCTAGACAGCTGCACGCTGCTGGCCGACCAGACCGGCTCGGTGGAGTTGGACATTCTCACCGGGACGTATAGCGCCTACGACACCGGATCGAGCATCGTCGCCGCGGCCCCCCCAACCATCAGTTCGGCCATCAAGGCGCAGGACAACACGCTGTCGGGCTGGACGACCGAGATCCCTGGCGGGAACTTCCTGCAATTCTCCGTCGCCAGCGTCACCGACATCACCAAACTGACGATCGCGCTTGGAACAGCGTAGATGGTCTCGCCGCACGTCATTACGCCGAGCCTGTCGAGCGTCACCTTCGGATACACGCCGCAGCGCAACAGCGATATCACCCAGGTTCCTGCGCTCACCTATGCGCACAGCGGCGACTATATTGCTGCGACGGGTTCGGCCTCCGACGTCTGCAACATTCAGCCGCTTATCGTCTCCCCGCCCGAAATTGTCACGGCGGGCGAAGATACGCTCGATCCACAGTTCTTCGACCGCGCCACCTTCTTCACCTATCCCGTTCTGGGGTCGGGACTGATCCGGTCGCCGCACTGGTACGGCTACGACCAAGTGGTGGGAGTTTCTGGCACGGGCGCCACGCAAAGCACATTCTTCGCGCCCTTCACCCTACCTGCATGCTACGATCCCGACTACCCGATCGCCATCGGCTTCACCGCCGCGCTGCGGTCTGAAAGCGGCCTGGACCCGCTCAGCCATAGCGCCGTGCACCAATACGGCTCCGTCGCCATTTCGCTGATGAGCTGCAACGGCGGCGACATGTCGAACCAGACGAGCATGTTCTGGGATCTTGGCGACGTGTTCGGGCTTTCAACGACAGGCCACACCTATACGCCGCCGATCAACACGCCGACGTCCTACAGCTTCAACATGTTCCCCACGCTGAACGAATGGACGGCGACGGCGAACAACCCCGGATGGGGAACCGACTACACCGGGCCTGTTGGCCGTGACATGGCGCCGGGAGATAGCGCCAGCGTCTATTTCCAACTGATCGCGGGCACGGCCTACGGCTCGGGGGACTATCCGTTCGTCTCACCAGACCCGACGTGGCTGGAGGTTTCCAACATCACGGTGACCTTCCAGGGTGATTGCGCAGCGCAGCGCACCCAAGGGCACATCTTCTAGTGCCAGATCTCCTGATGCCAGACCCGGAAGAGCAACGGGCCTATGCCTGGCCCTCGTGGTCGGCGTTCAGAGCCTATTGGGGCGAGATGGTGCGCGAGCAAGGCGCGCCGAAGCCTGAATCCACCAGTAACGCTTAGCGTTCTTTCACGCCGGGGGGCGTCCAAGGATGAAGTTCGACATGCCGGACACATCGAAAATGACCATAGAGGAAAAGGTAGACGCCTCGCTGAGCGCCTCGACGCAGCTTCACGACTGCTTGGAAGACCACCGCGAGGAGACCCGCATTGCGTTCAAGGTCATAGGCGACAAGCTGGGCGAGTTGTCGGTTGCTCAGTCCATCAACAACGGTGTTACGGTAGGCCTAGCCAAACGCATGGGCCTGAACCTCGATGTGAAGGAAGACGGCGAGGTCCATGGCATCGAGAAGGTTAAGGCGGCCGTGGGCGCGTGGTCGATGAAGAAGACGCTGGCGGTGATGGGTAGCTGGGGAACGCTGGTCCTGGTCTTGATCGCTATCGTCGGCCCGCCGTTCGTCAACTTCTTGCGCGAATGTTGGGACCGGCTCCTGGCCTACGTCTTCCACTGACGAGATAGCTCATTCCCTTATTCCGAGGGGGTGCGGGCGGCTTTCTGGGTGCGCTCACAAAGGATGTCGAGAAGCGCCCTGGCGCCGGCCAGATAGCCGAGACGCTGGCCCGGCGTGGGCGCCCCGATAGCTGCGGCTAGGGCGGCGTCGATTTCGTTGTGCAGTTTGCGGTTGGACCAGTCCGCGCAGGCGGCGCTGTCGTCATTCATCTCGCTCATGGAAGCTCCGAGGCAGGTCGCCGATCTCTCCCGGCTGTCACGCGTCTATCTCGCTTTACGTGTCGCGCCCGGTGCGGCGGGGAGCCTGTCGCTTGAATGCGACGTGAAAATATACCCCATTTCCCGTTGAATCTAAACAGGAAATTGCCTATCATGGCCAATAACGCCAAGGCCATTGCGGCGGCGGGCGCGGGTACACTCGCGCTCATCGCGGCGGCGGCGCCCTTCGTCGCGCAATGGGAGGGTCTCAGGACCGACCCCTATCTCGACATCGCGAGCGTCGCGACGGTCTGCTACGGCGAGACGCACGTCGAGATGCGCTCATATACCAAGGCGGAATGCGACGCGATGCTCCAGCGCTCGCTCGCGAGCCACGGCGGCGCCATCCTGCAAAGCATCCCGGAGAGCGCGCCGACGTCGGTCAAGTTGGCCTTCATCTCACTCGCTTACAACATGGGGCCGGCGAACATCGCCGCTTCCGAGGCGGCTAAGGCCGCGCGGGCGGGAGACTATCCCAAAGCCTGCGCCAACTTCGCTCAGTGGAACCTCGTGAAGGTCAAGAGCGAGCGCGAGTGGCAGCAATGCCCGGTCAGCCGCCGCCGCGTCGGCGTCAAGACAAAGCAGCGCTATTGCGTGTCGCCCGGCCTTGTGAACCGCCGAGCCGCCGAAACCAAGCTCTGCCTCTCCGACCAGATCAGGAGCTAGCATGTTCGGTCTCGACAAGATCATCGCCGTGGGATCGGCGGGGCTGGCTCTGGTCGGCGTCCTGGCGGTGCTGTGGCTCTCCCACGACTTGGGGAAGACTCGCGTTGATCGGGACTATTGGAAGGGCGCGGCTCAGACCTGGGAGAAGGCCGCAACGGACTGGAAACGGGCCTTCGAGTCCTCCGAAAAGCGCCGCAAGGCTGAACACGACCGGGCGGTGAAGGCCACAACCGAGGCCAACGGCTTCTGTGACAAGCGTGTCGCCCAGGCCCGTAAAGACGGCTTCTCCCTGGCATCCCTCCTGAACAAGGAACCGAAGCGTGAACCGAACGGCTGCGCTATTCGCGCTCTCCTTCCTGCTGACGAGCTGCGCTCATACATCAACGCCCCCATCGGCTGAGCCCTCGGCGCTGCGTCCCGATCCCCGGCTCTGCGCCGCAATCCCAGCCGCCCCGACGCTGCCCGAGGGCGCGTCCGTGGTGCAGCCGGTGACGGATGAGGAACGCACGGCGACGGGCCTGACGCTGGGCTTCGTGCGCGACCTCCGCGATTGGGGCGAACAGCTCGCCGAACGCGCCCGCGTCGCCAAGCAAGCCTGCTAGCCGCTCTCGTCGCCGAAGAACCGATCTCGATGCAAGATCCGGGAGGCCATAGATGCCTATTCCACTGGCCTTATGGATCTGGTGGCTGAGCATCTCAGGACTTCAACAAACCCCGTCCAGCCAACAGAGCCACGAGCGCTAGGTAGGCGGTGTTGTTCTTCAGCGGATGGCCGAGCCGGTCCCGGTAGTCGCTGACCTCAGCCTGCTCCACCAGATCGAGCGCGGCTTGCAGGAGCTTGGCTTCGTCGTCGGTCATGCCGGCTCCCAGCGCACCCGCCACTTGCCTCGGGGCTCACGCTCCTGTCGCTCGCGAAGCATGGCCTGCCGCTTGAGATACGTCCGCACCATGATCCCGAGCACCACGGGAGCGTAGATGTGCGGCTTGCGGGTTCCGAGCGGAACGGTCAGGGCAGGCCC